CGAGAAATCGAACGTCGGCAACGCGAAGTCCTCCAGCTTGAAGTCGTCGCTCAGGCTGTCGGAAATACATGAATAGATGCGATAGATCACCGGCTTGGCGGCCGGCTGATTGACGTTCGTGTAATAGTCGAGTTGGAACGTCGGCGTGAACCCGATCAGCTTGTTGGCGATGATGATGTTCTGGCCCGGCGTCGTCACGGTCGAGGAGTAGGTGATCGCGATGTTGCCTGTCGTCGCGCCTGAGTCAGAAGTGAAGAACGTGTAGACTCCAGCCGCCTCGCTGTATTGTCCAGCGGCAGTCGGACTAGACACCTTTGTCAAAGGTAGCGAGGTCGCGACATAGGTGACACCGAGATCAACGTCGAATGTCGCTGAATTGGCGACCGTGGCGGAATGGCTCGTGATAGTCGGCATCTCGCCAATATTCCAGATGATTCCTCCCGTCGTGAATGTCTGGCCGAAGAACATCGTGTTCATGGCGATGCCGGAGTCGACCGCGGCGACAAGCTTGCCGCTCGTCTTGATCGTCGAGCGCGCCGAGAGGATCGGGAATTGGTCCTGCCCGAACAAGTCCTTGGTCGAGCCCTTCCAGGACAGGCTGAGCGATTGCGCATAGCCGATGTTGATCGGCGTCGACGGCGAAATGTCGGTTCGCGTTACGATTGCGATCCCGGGGCCGAATCTTGCTACGCCCATGGCGAATGCTCCATTTGAAGGAAGGCCTGCGCCATCACGGCGTGGGCGGTTAAGGGACCAGGATAGAAACAGGGATCATGGCAACGCATTGGCCATCGGGGTTGATATCGCCCGATACCTTGACCGTTTCGCCCTCGATCCAGCAGTGCTGAACGAGGCCGCCGAGCGTCAGGACGTTCACGACGGGACTGTCCGGCTTGAGCGCGGCCTCGATGGCGTCGATCAGCGGATTGATGACGGAAGCGCCCGGCGTCACGTCATCGGGCACGCCCGGCGTGAGCCCGAGAGGGATTTTGCACCAGACCCAGAGCTGCACGCGCCAGACGCGCTTGGCCTGCGCGCCCCGCGCGGGAACGGTGGTCGTCTCATTGTCCTCTAAAAGATAGAGCGCAGGTTGTAGCGGCGGCGTTGCCACCTGCGGCGTCGGCGCACCGGGGACGAGGACGATGCGCCGGCTCACCGTCTGAAAATCGGCGGCAGTCGCGGCTACGGCCAGCAGCGCACTCATCACAGCTTCGCGCGTGGGCACGCGTCAAGCCGCCATCGCCGCGCCGCGCACGGCAACTGTCATGCGCTCGACGATCTCGGCCTGCATATCGGCGAGGCTGGATCGCATGTAGGACCGCTCAGGCATCGTGATATCGTGCGCGCGCGTCATGTGGGTATAGACCCAGGCGCCGGCATTCTGCCAAGCCTGGAACTTGCTAGAACCGGGATGCTGGATGATGCCGCCGAATTCATGGATAGCGGCGTAGGGAACGCCTTGGGTCGACACGCGGCCATAGATAGAGGTCGTGTTCTCGATCAGCATGCTCTGGACGCTGTTGTAGAGCCGCCCCGTGCGCTTGTTCAGGACGCCGCCAGACAGCTTGGCCCGCACGAGGGTCGCAAGCGCCTGCGTCAACCGAACGATCTCGCCGCGCAGCGCTGTGCGGGTTTGCTGGTCGATCCGCGCCAGCTTGAGTTGCGCGCGCGAGGCGTCGACTTCGACGGAGATCATCAGTCGTTATTCCCGCCTCGTCCGCCAGTAGGCGCATCACTCGGAACCTCGTTGCCGACGATGCCCTCGGGCAGATAGTTATCTTCCATTCCGATGTTGTACTGCGGCGCGACGCGATCAGTATCCGCCTCGGCGTTCTGCTTGTCGGTAACGCCGATGCCGCCCGCATAGGGCAGCGCGCCGCCTCGGCTGACCGAGGCATTCTCGAATTGCGCGGCCATGGCGAGGTAAGACTTGGCCTGCTGCGAATAGTTGGTCTTCAACGCGCCGCCCTGGGGTGATTGGACGATCACGTCGGCCTTGCGGCTGTATTGCGCCGCGATGTAGCGGCATGCGTCGGCGGCCGCGCCGTAGATCGAGGATCGTTGCGTGAGCGAGAAGTTGATTTCCTCGTCTGCAATCTGCTGATCTGTCGCGATGACATCGCCGATCAGGCGGCGCACCTGCGTCATCGACGAAGTCGCGATCGTCGTGAGGTTATAGGTCCAGGTCATGCGGCGACGGATTGCCTCACTTGAAATACTCGATATCAGCCGTGCCCGTCGCGGATATCATCTTGAGCGTCGTCATCGCGGATTGCCCCATGATCCAGGTGCAACTTCCGGATGGAAAGGCCGTTCCCTTCGGCGCGGTGGTCGGGGTTGTGCCGTCCTCGGTCGTTTCGACCTCGGCCGTGCGGATGCAAATGCGCGCGACGAGGGCCGACGCCGGGACCGTAAGAGTTGTCACGCCGGTCAGCGTGAGGTTGAATTGGCTCGCGCCGACGATCGCAACGGGGCCTGCGGTGGTTCCGATGCCGTTGATCGACAGCGGGTTTGTCGGCTGGGCCGCCTTGCCATTGACCCATGGGACGACGGCGTCCTGAGCGCTGGCATGCGCGAGCAGCGCCAGCAAACCCAATGATGCGAGCGGGATTCGGCCGACCATTACGGCATCACATAGCTGATGACCGCAGTCGCCGCGCCGGTCGCCGACGTAGTGCCGGTTTGGACGACGCGCAGGAATAGATTAGGGCTCCCGCTGGGCATCGTCCTAAGCCCGGCCCCCGCCAGCGCGGTCACCACGACGCCGGCCGCCTTGATCGACGTGAGCGCCAGATATGTCGCGTCGCCTGCGGATACGCCCGCCTGAATCTTGGCGTCCGTCGCGGCTAGAAAGGCGGTCGAAGTATAGACCGTGATCCCAGTAAGCGTTGCGTTCGGCGGCAATGACATCGTGAAATCAGTGTTCGCGGTAGCCGTAACGGCTATCGCGAGCCGCTGCGCAACTTGCGGCTTGCCGGCTATGCCCGATGCGCTATCGACAATGCCACCTCCGCCCGTGCCGAGCCACAGGACGCCAGCCTTTATCTTGCCGTTGAACCTTTGGATAAATCCGCTTGCCATTTGTTATTCTCCGCTTCGTTGGTTTTGATTCTGCGGATGCGCGGAGCCGCCGCGCGCGGCTTCAGTTTCCGGGCCGCGTCGCCAATTCCTCGGCTTCCTCGCGATCGAGCACGCGATCGTTGAGCTTCACGCCCGCGATCACGTCATACCGGCCGCCGCCATTGTGGACGATATGCCGCTCGGCTTCGGGGGGCGCTGCCGTCTTCGGGAAAACGTCGATATGGCCCATGCGCACGAGCCCGCGCCGGTTGCCGATCGGCATGGCGAGGATCTGCTCGGCGGTAAGACGCGCGCCGGGGATCATGCTGACGACGCCCACAGCGCCAGCCACCGTCATGTTGAACCGGCGACGCACGACGCCGCCGCCGATTTCAGCGTCCTTCAGGCCGAACGTCACTGCACGATCCCCGAAAAGAAGGCGCCCATCGATGCGGCGACGACCTGCATGTCGAACGCCATTTCGCACTCGTCCCGCACCGTGCCCATTCCGAGCCAATTCATCGGGATTTGGCTGGTGCGGATGCCTAGGTTGTTCAGGCCGGTGAAGCCCTGCCAGCCGAACGTATAGCCGGCGGACGGCTCATTGAGTCCGGGCGCGTCGGCGGCGTAGCAGAGCAGCGCATTCTTGCCGACAACGAAGCTGTAGGAGCCCGTGAGGCCTTCGGCCGCCGAGTTGTAGACGGCGCGCGAGACGATGCACTCGTCAATGTCGAACATCGCCGCGAGCAGCGCCGGGGTGATGTCCTTGGCGTCAGGCTGGGAGGTGTACTTGATGCGATCGATCACGAGCGGGTGCTTGCGCAACGCCTGATAGACCGGCCACGCGATCACGAGCCGGTTGGGCTCGTAGCCGGTGTTTTGCAGGATCGCGGTCTGCTGGGTCTCGATGTCCGTGAACGGATCGCCGTTGGCGTCGTCATTCCAGAATGCCGGCGTCGAGCTTCCAGGCGTGCCGCCCGCCGTCCCCGTGATATCGCCGCCGCTGCTGGAGCCGGTCCACAGCGAGGTCGTGAAGAACTTCGTCGCGAAAATGCGATCCCGCTTGATCAGGAGCTTCTGCGTCAAGACCTTTGTCGTCGTGACGTCGATGTCGATCGCCGGATCGGCGTTGGCGCGGACTTGCGGGCCGATGTCCTTGTGCAGCGCGTAGACCAGCGCGGCATAGGATTGGGTCGTCAAGTTGAAGCCGGTGCCGGCCGATTCCGTCGCGTCAGCGCGGACCTGCGCCTCGTCGCGGAAAAAGTCGTCTTTCGACCAGACGAAGTATTGATCCGTCTGGTGCTGTACGGGCACCATGGGGAATACCTTGTCGGCGATATAGTTGTTCTCGTCTTGCAGAAACGCGACAGATACGTTTGTGAGGGCGGCGGATATATGGACGTCGCCAAATACGGGCTGCGGCATTGCAGGGCTCCATCAATCGGGAAATGCCCACGTCGTCCGACGTTGGCGGCGGCCTTGCCCAAGAGCCGGTTAGGGCGATAACGCCGAGCCTTTGCGGCTCGGCGAACTGATCAGGTCAGAACGACGGGGTTGACTGGCCCGAAGAG